TTATTCTTGTCCGAACAAAGTCGTCATAAGGTTATCCTTTTCGCATAACGTATCCGAAGGATATGCGGATAAAAAGGTCTTTGCGTCAATGTCCCCTTTTGCGTACAAGGTTTCCAAGAATTTAATATCACCGCTTACCGACGCATTGCTTCCCGCAGTCGCTTCGACGGTAACTTCGTATTCTAAATCTTGATAATCTTTAGACAAAAATTCCTTTTCTTCTCCGCTTTTATCGTACCACACTTTTTTGTCGTAATAGAGTTGAAAACATTGTTCCAACAACTTTCCGAATTTCTTTTTGACCCGCCAAAATCTTTTACGTTGTTCGAGTATCGGTTGATTTGCTTGTGACTGTAACTGCGCTATTGCCGCTCCGCTCATATTACCTATCAAGGTCTCGCCCGTCATTACTTCGGTAGCGCCGCACACCGTTCGAGTCATCGCCGTAACGTTATTGACGTAGTTTAAAGGCGCGGACGATAAAACGTGTTGCTCCATTTTTCTTATACCGTTACCGTTTATAGAGTAGTCCACCAATATCTCGCCCGGTTCGTTGCTTATGCGTTGTCCCCTTAAGGCGTCTTTACTTACTATATACTTACCCCAAGCGGTATTTTGTATCGCTAACGCTTCCATACCCAAAACGTGATTTATAAGTTTTTGATTTGGGATAAGTTCTTCGGCTTCGGATAGCCCGTAAACGCACTTTTCTTTTTCTTCGTACACGCCGGCAACGATAGGATAAAGCGTCGCTACCTTACTTATCCCGTCTATAACGGGCGCTATTTTAAACGCCTTGTTTATCATCGTGTTTCTTACGCCCTTTTCGCAATAAACTTCCCCGTCTCGCCTAAAATATCTTGTAAGCACGGTACAAAGTTCGTCGTTATCTTCGGTTATAAGTTCTCCGTCTATCCCGTCGTCTTTGGTTTTTAATAAACTTTCTCTACTTTGATAAGACCTTATTATTATCCACTTTTGATTTTGTTCGTTGACTTCCTTGGGATTTGCAAAGAAAATATCTTCGGGGTCGATAAGTTCGCAAGCGACTCCTTCTTTTTTATCGCCCGTTTTCCAATACAAATGGTAAAAATAACAGCCCTTTAAAACGGCGTCTCTTATGGCTCTGCTGTCTAACTCTTCGATTTCCATTTCCTTCATTATATAGTCGGCAAATTCGGTCAAAGTTTGAGCTTTTTCTTTATCCGTGTAAGATTTATAAACGAGTTTTATCGGGGTTGACGTAAGCATGGCGCGTTTGTTACGACAAATAAATTTTATTATATTGACTATAGGTCTCGGCATCGATTTAGTCGCTTCGGTCGACGGCGCCCACTGTCTTCCTTCAAAAAAATCGACGTTGGTTTTTATTCGTTGTCTTAACCCTATACTATTTGTATAGTCGACCCCTTTTTGGTAATCTTTCCAAAGTTCCGTAAGTATCTCTTCACTCATAATCGTTCTCCACGCCAAACAAATATTCGTTTAAAAGATCGTCGTTTATTTCCGCACGTTCGGGCTCTTGTTTAAGTATCGAAAGTATCTCGTCGAGTTTTTCCAATATTTGTTTTAAATCCTTTTTACTTTTCATCGTACTTGCTCCTTAACGCCGTCATCAACGCGTTATATTCTTCCGCTCCGCTTTTACCGTTTCTTGCGCCGACTTCCCGCCAATCGGATACTCCCGTATAGACGTATAGTTTGTCTTTATAATACAAAGTCGTTCCCGCCGCTTTTTTAATGTCTTTAGTAGCCGCCAAGGAAGATAGCAACGCGTTCAATTCTTTGTCGGTTTTTTTACCGCTCTTTAACTTATAACTTACGTTTTGGTATTCTACCACGTAGGTTTCCCCGTCGATAACCAACCAACCCGCTTTTTCTTTATACTTTACGGCGTCCAAAAAACTTATATCTTTATTCGATACGTTTTCTTCTCCGTATTTAGTATAGATCGTCCTATAACCGTCTATTTTATGGTCGTAATCGGGTAAAGAGTTTACGTAATCCAAAATATCTTGATATTTATCCCCTAATTTATCCTTGTAAGTCAAGATATAATCCCTTGCCTTTTCTTTTCCCGACGCAAAATATTTTACGCCGTCTTCTCTATTTATAGAGTTTTCCGAAAGTATATCTTTTACCGCTTCAAGCCTTTTAACGTACTCTTTTTCTTCTTTTGCCGAATAATATGCGTTTTTGTAACCTATCTCCGCGTTTGTTTCTTGCCGTTGCCTTAGAATTTTTGCGTTTGCATCATCCGCCGTCTTTGCGCTCATGTAGGCGGAAGAGTCTTTCTCTTGTTTTATCGCTTTACTTAAAGAATCGTTTATCGACTCTTCTCTTTCTTTTAGTTTTACCGAATCAAGTTGACCCCTTGCTAAAAGATCTTCCTTAACTTTAAAAGAAGCGTTTTTTGCGTTTAAAGCGTCTTGTCTTAACGCAGTATCATTGTCGCTTTCTATTTTATCGATATTTTTTACGCTATCTTCCAAAACGTCTTTTTGTTTTACGTAACTCTTATAAAGCAATTGGGCGGTTTTTCTTTCCTTTTCGCTCAATCCTTTTAAAGCGTCGGAGTACGACTTATCGGCGTTTGCGTTACTCCACGTCGATCCCGTTTTGCTCTTGTACCATTTTATCCACTCGTTCATTGTTTCCCCCTTTATTTCTCGTTTGATTCTCGAATTTTTGCAAGTTGTCTATCTTTTTTATTATCCTATGCCTATATTCGTCTACGATAAAAAAGTAACCTTGCAAATAAGAGATCATTCCCATAGTTATGAATATAGCGACCTGAACCGCCGTCCAAATAAGATCGGCTATACTGAAATCCGTTATCAAGGTAACGCCGTAATATCCGAATATGACACCGCACACGGTTTTGCTTATAAGTTGTTTTCCGTCTCGCTTATACTCGAACGCTCTCTTATCTTGCCCCATATAATAGGGGTCGTCGTTTTTACCCCCGTCGCTCGTTAAGGAAGCTGAAGAAAGCGGGGTCAATTTTAAGTTTCTTGCCCTTTTGACCGCCTTCTTCTTTTCTTTCGGCAACTTTTCTTCGATAACGAACTTTTCTCCGTCTTCGGTTATCAATTTAAACAAACCGTTTTCAAATTCTTGATAGGTAATGCCTTGATAAGATAAAATTTTACTTCTTTCGATCTTTAACGCTTCTTTATTTTTTTCGTCGCACCATGCGTCAAGAAGATATATCCTATCCGAAATCGCCTCTACGGATTTAGAGTGAAGTTTAACCGTTTGAACGAAAGACGGATTATTTTCCCCTTTTGCTATACCTTGTAAAGAAAGCATTTTTGAAATAAAAAATCCGAACAATGCGGCTAGTCCGCCGTCGGCGAATATCTCGCCGACGGTTTTCCCCGTCTCAACAACGTTTACTAACCCCCTTACTACGTACACCAAGCAAACCGCACCGACTATCAAGAAAAACATATTCAGTTTTAAAAAATCTTTTGCTTTTTCTACGTTATTCATTAAACTCTCCCCGATAATTCTTCTTTATCCGCCAATATCTTTAATAAATCTTGACCGTTTTTTTGAGTTTTTAGAGATTTTATGGGACGCGTAAAAATCAACCACGCCGCCGTTTCTCCCAAAAAAGCGCAAGTCATCAATAAACATAGATCGGCAATTATTGCGTTTAATGACCAACAAATCAAAGTCAATATCCCGTATTTTGCAATTCGATGTAAATTTTTAGGCATTTTATCAAACAGTTGCAAGCCTATCAAAGTTAAACCGATAACCCCGCCGCTTGCCAAAGAAACCGCTTTTTGCGGGGTCGATACGTAATCCGACCAATTTATGATAACTACCGCAAGAACAGGCGCTATCGACGTTAAGCAATAGCCGACGTATAGTCCAAAAAGTCCTAAATTTAACTTATTCTTCTTTTTCATAACCGGCTATCTCCGCAACGTTACGCGCATAACCTTTTTTGACCATTTCCGAGTTATTGGTAACGTACAAATACAAAATCTTTTTTATAATTTCCAATTCCTTTGAAAAGTCTTCCGAACGTTTGATTTCTTGATCTATAAATCGTTGATTATCAAAAATCAAGTTTTCACACCTTTCGTATAACTCGATCGCTTTTTTCTTCGCTTCTTGGGTTTCTTCTATAACGGAATTTAAATCGACTTCTTTTTGAGATAGCGAACTTAACGCCGTTTTGCTTTCCTTTAAAACCTTAAAAATCTTGTAAGCCGAGACTGCAAGCGCGGAAATAACTCCTATGAATACCGTCAAAGCCGTTATCAATTTTTCCAACCAAACTTCTCGGAAATATTTACTCGTTTCGCTCTCTTCTCTTCCGTCTTCTGCAAACGCTATCGGAAAAGATAAGGTCGCGATAATTAAAACGAAAACAAAAAATATAATAAGTATCTTTTTCATTTATCCCCCTTAACTAATTACGTGTCCCGCTATGGAGACGGTAGTATTTTTCTTTAAGTTACCGCTAAACACGTCGGACGTACTCGTAGTTATAGTTCCTTCATAGCCGAAGTCCGTTGCATAAACCATAACGTAGTCGGTATTAGAGGCGCCTTTTATCCTAAAATCTACGCAATACACGTCGGTAAGAGTTATTCTCGAACCACCGCTTACGTTATAGGTAGTTTCTTGTCCGCCGTTTACGGAAAGATATATTTCGTCGACTCCGGGATCTACGATCATAATAAATTGTCTAAGCCTTACCGTGTCGCCTATATCGAGATAATATCTTCCACTAGTTAAAGTACATCTACGACGTTTAACGTTTAAAGCGGTATTACTTCCTTTAAAGTCGGCAAGACTCGAATAATAAGTTATCTCTTTTAAGGTACCGTTTACGCTTCTAACGCTCTCGTACGTTCCGCCTTGTACGTCTTCGAACCCCTTTATATAAGTACTTACCGTCGCCCAAGTGGAATCCGTAAGATAAGTACCCATACTACCGAACGGAACGAAATAATAGCCTTCTCCCCTCGATAACGGCGTATCGTTAAAAATGCTTAAACTTGCGGTCGCATACGTGGATTCTATTACTATATTCGTAAGCCCGCTACCCACGAAACAGTCCGTGCCGTATAACATAAACGTGTTAGGCGGAACTACCACGTTGGTCAAACTCGTACAACCGTAAAAATCTTCGGCTTTTAATTCGGAAACGTTTAAAGGCAATTTTACCGACTGTAAAGAAGTGCAATTTTTAAAAGTTTTTTCTCCTTTTACGCTTACGTTTGAAATATCGATCGACGTTATACCGCTGTTTTCAAAGACGCTATCGCCTAACTCTTCGACGTTATTTAAAATAACCGTGGTTAGATTTTCAAAATCCATAAATACGCCGTCTTCTATCCTTTCAACGTAACGACAATCCACGCTTTCGGCTTCGGTCAAATCAAACGAACCTTCGTTTATTATTACGAGTTTGTTATATTCGTTATTAAGGTCTAAAACCGCGTAAGGCAAAATAACGTCGGTAGCGGGATCGACGGACATCAATCTTGCTTTACCGCCGTAAGTAAAGCACTCGACGTCGGTATCTTCTATCTCGGTATATTCCAAAATTTCCCCGTAGTCGCTATCGAGCATAGCCGACTCGCTATTGGCGATAGATTTTACTTTGACGAAAAATTTTCCGTTTTGATCTTCTTCGCCAAAACCTTTTAAATCGACTATATTCCCGTGGAAAGTCGTTTCTTGTCCGTTAACGTTAAGTTGATGAGATAACGCGTTGACGTCCTTTTGTTGTATCTCCAAAAAATTACCCTTGATTTGATATATCGGCGGGCTTAATTGAGATACCGACCCGCCTTGTTGCGCTTCGACTATGACCGAAGAGAGACCGTAATATCCCGCGTCCGCGGTGACGGTTTGCGACGAGTCGGACGGCGTTACTCTTTTAGACTGTAACGACGGCGTAACGTTTACCGTTATTTTCGAAAAGTAATCGACGTTATCAGCGGATGGTAAATAAGTTCCGTTTTGCGTTACGCTCTTTTCCGCACTTTGGGGAACTACGTTTACGGTAACTTTAGAATAATAATCTTTGTTATCCGACGACGGCAAATAAACTCCGTTTTGCGTTATAGTCTTTTCTTGAGAAGTCGGTATGACGGATACCGTTATATTGCCGAAATAATCCGCGTTTTCGCTTGACGGCGAGTAAGTACCGTTTTGAGTTATAGTCTTATCTTTGACGATACCGCTATCGGGAACGTTGACTGATAGTTTGCCGTAAAACTCTACGTTATCCCCCGACGGCAAATATACCCCGTTGGCGGTTATCGATTTTTCGGCAACGATCGGATGAGTCCTTAAATACTCGGGACGCTCGTAGGATATGACGTCCGGATAAGAAAACGGTGATGACGATAAAATTTGCTTTGACGAAAACTCGGCGTTTTGATATGAAATTCGTATATATTCCGTATAAAAATCGACGTCCGCTCCGTCGGGCAAATAGGAAGAGAGATCTTGCGAATATTTGGTTATAACATCCCCGATCTTTGGGACTTTTAAAATATCCATAGTTATTCTTAAAACCCCGCCCGTATACGTTTTGAGTTTTAAATAATAAAAATTTTCGTCAAGATCGGTAGTCAATTCGATACCGTTAAAATTACCGCTTATCTTTTTGCCGTAAGATACTTTTTGATTTTCCGTTCCGTTTACGCCGTTGGAATTTGCCAAAAAATTTCTTATCCTATCCACGGCTAAAAGGTCTATAACGAAAGAGTTTACTTCGCTTTTATATTCGACCGTTTTTCCCGCCCACGACGTAGTAAAAGAAGGTATCGGTTTTGAGTGATACTTACCTAAAGTATTCGTATATAATACTTCGTTTGCGGTAAGTACTCTTTGATACCCTACTCCGCCTTGATTTAAAGGATCGTAAAAGCCGTTTTGCGTTATTAAAAGGTCGGGAATAACGTTCGTTTCTACTAAATTAAAAATCATGTTATTCTCCTATCAACAAATCGACCGTGATAGCCGACGACGGCGTTTCTCTACAAGAAAACGTCAAAATTCCCGTTCCTTGCGATATACACCTTACCCCGAAAATTTGATAATCGTCTATACTCTCCGCATTTGGCGAACATAACACGTAAGAGTCCGCTTGAACGCTTTGGACGTTTACCGTTTGCGACGAGTTTTCCCAACCGTTTACCGTCAAAGTTATCGACGTTTTTACAGGCTCTTTGGCGATCTTGACCCACTGATAATCTTGATAAGAAGTTGACGCGTTATTTGAGTAAAGAAAACCAACGTATCTTTTATCCGCACTCCATACGCTCCCAAACCCCGTACCTTGTTGATCGACGGCAAATCTAACGAAAGTTTGTTTGGCTTGTTTTTTCGACTCGGCGGAAAGATCCAACAATATGCTATTTTCTTCTTGCTCGGCGTTCCATTTGATCTTTACGGTTTGATTATCCAAACCGTTTGCATTTACGCAAAAATCAATATAATACACCCCGTTTATAGCGTCTTCGGCACTACTTGACAACAGTTCGAGTCCTTGTGTATCGGTATCCCCTACCGTCAAAGTCAAATCGTCGTCGGGGATAACGTCTTCGGGCGCGGTAACTCTTAAAAAGATATAATTCCCCCCTACGTTTATATTGAATATATCTTTTAGATCCCCGAGTTCTTGCAAAGTGTAAAAAGGAACGCCTTTGTAAAAATCGAGTACGTTGCTACCTATAAAAAACTGTTCCTTTACTCCTTGAAGGGGACAATTCTCCACCTTACCAAAACTATAAATACCGTTTATTTGAGATAATTCGGCGTTGCCTTCGGTTACTATTCTGTTTATTTCGGATATTACCGAATTTTTAGGATCGGTTATCGCTTTGTAGAAAAGTCCTTTTATTTGACTTTCGGACAGTCCTTCCTTGTAAGGGTCCGACGAGTGGGCAAAAGGCGTTTTCTTTAAAATCGCGTTTACCGTTTCTTTGTTTATCTTTCTCATTTTAACCCCCTATTTTTCTTTGTATATATAAATTCGACGGATATATCTTTAAGCGCAAAAGGCTTTGCTTCGTCCGATATTAGGGTCAACCTAAAAAAGTTTACGTCTTTGATCATCACGCGTGAATTGAAATTTTTATTCAAACTACCGTTAAAGCCTATCTTTGCGAAATTTAAATCGTTTAAACGCATCTTATCCGTTGTACCGAAAGAAAGAAATCCGTCCGTTCCCCCGAAACATAAGGCTTTTATCCGTCCTTGACTCTCTCCGCCAACGTTGATACCTATCGAACGTATGGTTTTTATCGTGTTATCGCTACCCAAATCACTTTCTTTTGATCTCCACTCGGCGACGACGGGTTCTCTTCTTATAATTTTAGCGGACGAATTTTCGGGCATTACGCCGTTATAAGCGTTGATTTTTATCCTTTTGCCGTTTGGATATAAAGACAAAGTCAACCTATCGTTTTGAGAATCATCCAAAGAAACGCTAAAATCTCTAACGTATAATTCTCTATTTTTTAACTTGATATATAGATCGAATCCGCCGGTTAGTAGATCTATCGTTTGGTCGTCTTTTAACGCAAAAGTATTTTCGTCCAAATCTATTTCGCAAATAGTGTACGCTTTATTTACTTCTAAACCCGAATTACCGACGTTATCGGCATATACTTCGATCTCGCCTAAATCTAAAACGTCGGCTTTTATCTTGCCGTCTAAAACGACGCAATCGCTAAACAGTTTAGTATAGACTTCCCCTTGAAATACAATGACGTCGGTTTGTCTTATATCCGCCCCTTCCGCAAGGTCTAAAACGAAAGAATTTTGAGTAAAAGATATTTCTCCGTTATTTAAATAGTGATAACTTTCGTCCGAATACCCGTCGTAAAAACTCAATATCTTACCGTCTTTGGTGCCTATCCTTATTTTACCGTCGATAACCGTCGCAAAAGAAGCGGGAATATTATTCCAAACCCAAAAGTCGTAACTCTTTACGCCGTCTATCATGGAATAATTTTTTTCGTCGCAAATATAGACCAAGTCGTTTATAAACAAGTAGTATTTGCCGTCGTTTAGTATAGAAAACGCGTTAGATTTATCCATTTTGGATAATTCTTCGTCTATTTTCGCTCCCCGTTCAACCGTAAATCTCGACTCGGTCGCCTTATTTTCGGACGTTTTTATCGTATATAATCCCCTATCGGACAAAAACAACGGTTCTCTACCGAAATTACCTACCGCAAACGGCGTTACGCACCCTTCGGCAACGTAAGATCCGACGATAGAAAACTCCGCCTTTTTTAGATAATAATTTTTTGCCCCCAATTTGATTTGATTTGTTACCCACGTTCCGTATCTTACGTATACCGTCGAATCGTTATCCGCATTTTTCTTTAATATCGCTTGAGTACTGTCCGACAATCTGACGTATCCGCTTATCGGCGAAGTGGTTTGTCCTAACACGGATATTCCGTCGTAAGGAAAGTAAGTAGGATCGTCGGTACCCGAACAAAAATCCCAATTAGGCTTCAAAGGATCTCCACTTAAAAATAGCCTATCCACGTTACCGTCTACTCCGAAAAACGACCCGAACCGACAGCCGTTGACGTCGTCGGCGTTGACGTCAATAAAGTGCGATTTAAATAAAACCGTTATATTATCTTCGTAATCTTTTGCAGGAATCGAACGCGTAAAAGTTATTACGGCGTTTTTATGGTCGATATTGCCCCAATTATTTTGATCGTCGTCGTAAAGATCGTAAACGTAGTCGGGCAAAGTGGCTTTGACTTGTAAATCGAATCCAGCTACAATATCGACTTGATCTACCGTATATTCGATAGAGTTTGAAAGCGTAACGTCTTTAGTTTGATAAACAACGGTATAAGGAGAATAAGAGTTTGCTCTTTGAGCAAAAGCAAGTTCTTCGCTTAAATAGGAATTTTCGCCCCTATAATTCATTAACAATACCGCGTTATTAAAACTTTTATCTTCGCTTATGTCAAACCAAAAAACGTGAATATTTTTGCCTTTTAAAACCGTTCTACCCGTCATTGTACTCCCGTTTCTTAAAACCGAACAATTTATTTGCGTTTGATTTTGCGAAACGTTAAGGGTTTTTCCGCTTAAATTGTCTCCGACTTCTAAATTTCGAGATACGTTAGATCTTGCCGACTCTCTTAATACGTAGTTTTCGATATTTCCGTCTACCCCGACCGTTTCCACGTAAACTATCGACGAGCCGTCGTTATCCAAACTATCCACGTCAAGTTTGTAACTTGAAGTTTGATCCACGCTTCCGAACAAGGTATTTTTACGAAAAGGATTTAAGACGTTGCCTTCTTCTATTTTTATCGGCTCTATATCGTTTGACGATACCAAGTTGTAATAGGTTTCGTCTTTTGACCATACCGTTTCTCCGTCCAATACCACCCTTGTAAAAGTCGATCCGTCTTTGACGTAATACACGCCTATCGAATTTTCGTCCAATTCCACCGGACGATAAAACGATCCGCCTATCGAACTTATGCCTATCGTCGTCGTAGGAACGTAACAGTCGGGCGAATCGGCAACTCTTTTTATTTCCAATCCGCTCCCCCAGTCGCCGAGAGTTAAATAATCGCCCAAACCTATCAAATAATATCTATCTTTATGATAAAATGCGGTTAATCTCGTATTTTGATCGTTTGCAAAAATTACGTCTTCGGGACACGGCAAAAGTATGGTCTTATCCCCGTCGTCAAAATAAAAACTTTTATCGGCTACGTATAATATCCCTTGATACCCGCTTAAAGATATTTCCGCTATGCCTTTTATTTCTCCGTTAAAAGTCTTTATCTCTTTCCAACCTTTTCTTTTTACGGGGATCCCGTTTTCTAAATTTATATTAAATGAAGACTCGGCGTAAGCCGTATCGCGTGAGCGCGTGTGATCCACCCCTTTAAATTGATTTATTTTAAGGGTATGCGTTTGAGTTTTATATGCGTTATTTAATCTCATTTGTACTCGTATCTTAATTTTAAACGCTGTGGCTCCATGCTCTCGGCGTATTCTTCAAGCGATTTTTCAAAGATATTTCTCGCTTGAAAAGCAAGCGAAGGCTCGTCTTCTTCCATCAATTCGCTTTTTACAAAATAGGGTATCAATCTAGCCAAACTGTCGGGCAAGTCGGCTTCTTTATCTTTATCGGGATCGCCTATATACGCCAAATACTTTACGAACGCTCCGTCGGCGGGTCGTCTCGGAACTCGTATTTTATCTTTACGTTTTAAACAAGATAGCAATTCTTCTTCTCCTTCTTCAAAAACGTACGCTCCGTTAAATACGCCCTTGCCTATAAGCACGGAAAGATCGTAATCGTAAAAACCGTCTTCCAATACGTCGGGTAATTCCTTATAAGAATAAGGTATCACGTTTAAAGATATCATTCTGTCGTATGCTCTTAATATCGGATTTTTTAAAGCGTTTAAATATCTGTTTGCGCCGACGTCCGTATATATCCCGTCGCCATCTCCGTAAAGGATAAACCCTAAAGATCGCAAACAATCTTTTTTGATTTCTTCAAATAACATTTATCCCCCCTTTATAAAACAAGGCTACGATCGGGCGTTTGGTTTAGATTATTAACCTAAATATCTCGCCGTCACGCAGCCTTGCGTTAAATTAGCCTATACGGGCAATTTGAAAACGGCTACTTTTACGTCCGCGTCTTGCGCGGTGATAAAAACTTTGCCTTTTTCGGTAAATCCTTGAGTTGCTATGGCGTGCGGAATGGTTTTTGCTTTGTCGCAATATCCCCCGTTTTGGGATATCCATTTAAATCTACCGCTATCTATACCCAAGACGGTATATTTGCCGCTTGCTAAAGTAACTTCCAAATCGTTTACGCCTTGCATAGCGTTGGAAGCGTGTACGGTAACCTTTTGAGAATCCGTATCCGAATTGTACAAAAGTATCATATACTTATCGTCTCTTTCGCTCATCTCGAAACATGCGCCGAAAGTTGCGGTAGTTTCGCCGTTAGTCGCCAATGCGGTGGTCAAAGAAGTGAACGCTTCTTCTTCTCTTGCGACGTTTACGTTATCTATATTTTTTACGTTTAATATGCTAAAAGCCATATATTATCCCCCTTTTTTTTATCAATAAGAACATTTATAAACGAATAATTCCTTGGGACGTACTATCTTTGCGTCGTAAAGCACGAAGCCTTTAACTGCGTCCGAGAATTTCTTTTCGGGTCTGTACGCTTCGCTGTGGGTCAAAGGTTTGACGAAAGCGATCGCTCTTTTGGTCCTTGCCATAATATAACGAACGTTTGCCGTTGCTCCGCCGATAGTTGCGGTACCCGAACTTACGTTGTTGGACACTTTTATTTGCATACCGTTATAGTAGTACACTTTGCCGTTTTTCATTATCTTTGAATTATCGGTATCCGCCGCTCTGTATTCCTTACGGAATCTCGTAAAGAATTTAGGGTCTACGGTTACTACGATCTCGGTACTATCCGCCACGTCGTTTAAAAGCAAATTCTCTTGCAATTCGTCAAGAATATCCAAAACGTTCTTTTCGTTATTGCCCGCAGTTCCCGTAACGCATTTTGCACTACCCAATACTTTTGCGTCCGTGGACTTGGAAAGGTCGGCTATATAGCGGTCGATCTTGTTTGCCAAGCCTTCGGAAGTTTCTTCGTGCAAGGCTTCCATGATGCCGTCTTTTGATTGCGCTTCGTCAATGTCGCCTACTTCGTAATTGAAATACGCGATTTGATTGATAGGCATAACTACGGCGGTAGATTCTACGGTTTCCGCCGAATTGATCTCGCCGTTTCTATTTGCTTTATCAAGCCCGTAGATGGTAGGTTTGCCAATACCGGTGATAGTTACCGATTCTCCTTGGCGTTTGACAGCGCCTTCGTACTTGCGATAGCAGTCTTCAACGAAAACGCATTTTCTTTCTAAATCTCTGTTGATACCGGTTTCCCAAACTTGTGGAATAAAATTAGAATATGACATATTTCCCCCTATTTATTATTTTTTCGCTCTTTGTATAGAGCGTTGTACCTTTTCCCAATGTTCGTCAATATATTCGGCGGACATTTTCTTTATTTCGTCAAGAGTGTAATATTCGGGTGTAGAAGTAGCCGAAACTTCGGTCAAACTTCCGGGACTCGCTTTTGCTTTCGCTTCTTTTATCTTGACGGCGTTTTCAAAATCGCTTTTTATTTTTGCTTCGAGATCGTTAACGAGACTCGTATAATCTTCGTATATCTCGCTCATTTTATCCTTACCGATACGCTTTTCGGCATATTTTAAAAATCTTTTATCCGTTAATAACTCGTCGATATTGTTATCGGGATATTTGCCGTAAAAGTCCTCTCTATCTTCTTTAAACCATTGGTCGCTACTTTCGTCGTCTTCGGATACGTCCATATCCTTAGCTTGGGTCGGTTGACTTTCGTTTTCATCTCGTACGCCTTCGGTTTGGAAGTTGACTTCTTCTTCGTTAGATTTTTCTTCGAGCGTTTCTTTTTTGATAACGCTTAAATCTTCCTCTTTCGTCTCGGTTTCTCCTTGCTCTTTTTCTTCCAAAGTAGTTTCTACTTCGATAATTTGATTTTCTTCCATTTTTCTCCTTTTACCATTGGGTATAACCCCCGCTATTTGGAATATTAAAATTCATTTTTAAAATATCACCTTCTTCGTTTTCCTTATAACATCTTCCAAGCGATACATAGTGCGCTATACTTTTTGCCATAACAAGATCGTCGTGTTTGCCCACTTCGGCTTCCGCCCGTCCGTTTTTATTACGAATAAAAGACAACATTTCAAGTAAAGTCTCTAAATTAGTTTCTATGCTTGGATCTTCTCTAAACGCCGCCTTAAATTGCGATAATATCAACGGGCGAGTTATCGCCGTAGTTCTAAAACCGTATGAACTTACCCCAACGCCGTCGTTTCGTCGATATAGTTCGGGATATTCTAACGAAATCAACTCTCTTATCGGCGCAGTCCCGAAATTTACTTCCACCGCTATCAACGCAAAATTATAATATTCACCTAAACAATACAACTGTCTTGCGTATAGATCGTCGTCGATGCGCTGTTCTTTAAATACCGCGACCGTTTTACCGTCTTTTACTCGCTCTACTACCGCCGTGTAAAAATCACCCCCTTCTCCCGCAGTATCCGCGCCTATTACGTAGGCTTCCCCGTTTTGGGGCGGAATTATTATTTTTATAGAGCCGTTATTATTTTCAACCCAACGTTTATCGTATAAAATCGTAGTTTCCCCTACCTTTGCGGTAAAAGCAAACTCCCCCGTTGCGTATAACGGCTTGCCTTTTACTTCTTCTATTCTCTTTAAAACTTTGTCTTTATCAAACTCGCACTCACCCGACGCGATAAAGGCTTCTTCAGGCGTGCATGGATATTCTTGTCTTATAGACGATTTATCTAAATATCCGTTATATTTGTTGACGTACCAAGCGATTTGTTTTTCGTCTAAACCCTTGTTACGCAACCACGTTATTCTTTCCGACAACCATTTGTCTTTGACTTCACCTATCAATTCGACCTTATCGATACGATATTCGTCCGTCAACCACCATTCAAAAAACAAGTTTTCACAACTACCGCTGTCCCATAGATCTTTACTTTCGTTATAGCCGTTTGCGGTGGATTCGTATATTATCACCGCGTTTTTTACCAACGCTTCCCCTATACTTTTTTGCAATTCGCCTAAAGAACAGTCAAAAAACGCTACTTCGCTAAAATGTGCAAACTCCAAAGTACGGCTTCTGCCTTGCGAATCTCCGGCGCACGCTATACGCCAAGAAGAGTTTAGTTTATCAAAAAACAATTCTCTTTTTGAATTATATTTTTCTCTCGGGCGCATACAAGTAGGCAGTCGATAATAAACGGTTTTTGCCTTGTCGTTAAATATGGCGTTGACGTTATCCGTACAGTCCGCCATAGTAAATCCCGAAAAATTACGTTTTGTTATCGCGTAACATAACTGCATCGCAGTTATCAACGTGGTAAAACCTTGCTGTCTGCCTTTGAGAATAAAATATGGTTTTTCGGTGCCTTTTTGCTCGAATATTTCCAAAAATTTGCGTTGCGCCGTATTTAGAAAAAACGGCACGTTACGTTTGTTTTTATCTACTATGGTAAATAAAGCCTCTATCAAGTAGTAAGGTCTTTTTTTTATAAAATCTATGGTTTGCTTGTCTTTTAAAATTTTTAAGGACGCGTATTCAACGAATCTACCGTCCTTTTCGGGTGCGGTCTCAAATAACCGTTTTCTTTTATCGATCAAATCGAAGAGAAGTTTACTCGAATTCTTCGAATCCGACAACCTTATCATCCTCCCCTTGTAAACCGTCGATCACTCCGACTACGTCTTTTATACTTACGCTTTTGTTATCCGCTATAAGTTGATCGTATCTTTTCTTTTCGTCTTCACTCAAGAAGGGGCGCTTCGCAAGAGCAAGAAGTTCCCCCTCTATCAACGACGCTCTTTTTAATCTTAACGATAGCCATCGATAGGCTTCGTCAAGCGCTTCTTGTTTGTTATCCACAGATCCATCTCCTACGATATACGCCCGTGTTTACAAAGCGTTTAAGAGATCTTAAAATCGTCTCGAATTTATCGCATAACTCGTCGTAGGATAAACCGCTTTCTTTTATCAAACGATCTTTATTCCAACCACATATTGCAAAGCCGTATATCAACTGATAATTTTCCTTAGTCAATTTGCCGATACCGTACGAATACTTGATTTTTAATCTTTCCATACGCTTGTTGCACTCGGCGATTATCTTGACCAAATCTTCTTTGCCGTCTTGAGAAATTTTATCCGAATATTTCATACGACGCAATTTGTCGTACTTTTTTGAATAACTTCTTAATTCCACCATATCTTGCCAAACTATATCCAAATCTTTTGGAATACGTCTTAAATTGGATTTTTCGGTAGGATATAAAAGTTTTTCTACCTTGCGCATACAAGTATAACTGCAATAAAGATCTTGATCTAAACGCCAACCGTATGACTCGGGGGCGCAACGCAAGTAAAATTTTTTATGACAAACCGGACATTCTATTTCTTCGAGAAAATTCATTGACATACCTCCTTAAAATCACAAGCGACGCATTGTACGTAAGATATTAATTTGTTTCCCTTTACACTTCCCATCAAACGCCATTTGAGATTGTCTCCGCAAATCGGACAAACGTTTAAACGTACCGCTTCGTCTTTTAACTCGTTCAAATAATCGTCAAAGGCGTTTTTTACTTTTTTTATCCGACCGGAATCGAGATCTTCGATCACCGAGCGGGCTTCCGATATTGCGGTATAAATATCAAATTCGTTAAAAGTTACCGCATTTGTTAATATTTCCAT